CGCGGATAGGCGGCGATTTCGGTGATGGCGACTGCCTTAATTCTGGCCCGCTCGCAAGTTGCCGCCTCGGTGTTTCGCGAAGCGAAATCACCTGACCAACCCAACTTGCTCGCGGGCGCGGGCACAACCGTGCCCGCGGGTGACTCACGGCGATGCTCTACTTGCTGAACCACTTCTTGCCGCGCGTGCAGAGGCACGCGCGTCGTTTTCTCCGGAGAGATGGGCTCATCGACTGCCAGCCAAAGCTGCATCCCGCCCGCGATGAGGCTGCGCAACACGTCCGCGGGCGCGTATTTGCCACCGCTGCGCTGGCAGCAGGAGGCGATCCTGTCGCGGATGCGGGGCCAGAGCTCCGGGATCTCGGGCGGCTGTGGAGATTGCAGGCGCATCAGGCGAAGAACGACAGGCCGGCGATGAAGTCCTCCGGCGACGTCAGCGCCGCTGCCGACGCCGCTCCCGCCGCCGCGGCGCCCGTGCCGGTCCCGGCCCCGAGGGCGGCGAGCTGCGATGCGGACAGGGTGCTCCAGGGATCGGTCGTGCCCCAGGCCGGCGGGGTCGATCCGAACAGCCCGCCCGCGCCGAACGGCGAGCCCGGTCCGAACAGCGGCCCGTTGCCGCCAAAAAGGCCAGTACTCGCCGGCCAGCTCCACGGCGCGTTCGCCGAAGCCAGCCGCGGACCGGCACCGCCGTCCGCCAGATTGCCGAGCGCGCCGAGGCCGCCGGCCAGCGACAGCAGGTTGTTCTGCGGCGGCTGCGCCGGCGCGGGGAGGCCCGGCACCGGTCCCATACCGGTGTGCGGCGCATGCGGGAGCATCGCGAGCTGCGGCGCCGGGCTTCCCGGCAGGCTGTCGGCGGCGCTCGTACGGCTGCGCAGAAATGCCAGAAGGGACGCGGGCGCGCTGCTCCCGCCAAGCATCGATGAGACTGGCGGTGCGGACAGCAAATTGAGGCCGGCGGACAGGCTGCCGGGAAACGGCGTCGAGAATCCGGTCATGAGGTCACCCGATGATGAGGAAACGGATCGTGCGGTCGGTCTGGGCGTTGTTGCTGTGATGGACGACGCAGCTGCCCTTCAGGAGCGTGTCCACGTAGACGTTGCCGCTTGCGAGCTCGGCGGCCGCGTCCTTCGTCATGGCCATCGCCGGTACCACGGCCGAATAGAAACCGATGCGCGGGTCGCTGACCGTGGTGCTGGCGACGTTCGCCGCGAGCGTCACGTCGAACGTGATGTTGAGCTTGCCTTGCGTGATCAGGTTGAGCCGCCGCGCGATCTCGCGCCGGTGCTCCTTGTCGTCCGGGAGCAGCTCAGGAACAGGCTGCGCATTCGGGTTGGTAACCGGCATCACACTTCCCGTTTTTCTTGGCCCGCTCGCGTTTAGCCGCCACACCAACCGGATATTGCGAGGGGGCGAAGCCCCCTCGGACCCCGGCCCTAAACGCTCGCGGGCGCCAGTCTTGATTTTGCGCCCGTCGGCGGCCCGAAGGCCGGCGACGCAGCGCAAGTCCATCCGGCCGCTCGGGTGACTCACGGCAATTGCTCTGCCTCGCATTTCCACTTTTTGACGCGCGTGCGGATGCACGCGCGCGGCGGTTTCATCGGACGCCTGCGGGTGTGGCTTCGAGCTCCAGGCCCTGCATGTGCGTCCAGGCGGCTCCCGCGGGCAGGGTGATCTCGGCGCGCACGTAGCGGCCGCTCGCCCGCTGGGGACAGGTGCCGAGGCTGTTCATCGCGGTCGCGGCGTTGAAGCTCACCGGATCGACCAGCCGGCTGCGGGTCCCCAATGCCACCGAGGGTATCCCGCCGTTGACCAGGGGGCGCGTCCCGGTGATCAGCGCGCGCCGGCCCGGGAACGGCTGCAGCTCGCTCGTGTCCACGGTCGCAGCGAGGTTCTGGCCGTTGAAGTAGTTGAGCCGGTGAGCGGTGTCGAACGCGCCCAGCATGTCCTTGCCGCCCGTCCACACGCGCGAATCGAACGGGAACTGCGGCATGGAATCGAGCGTGCCGTAGACGTTCATCGCATCCAAGGTGACGCCGAACGACATCAGCGACAGCAGGGTCTCGACCGTGAGGTCGGCGATGCTCCAGCGGTCGAGCTGCCAATTGTAGATGAGGAGGTGGTTGGGGTTGCCGTTCGCGGCGGTGAGGTCGGGCCACGCCCACATCACGAGCTTGTTGATCGGGTCGATGGCGCCGACCACGCGCGCGAGGTTGTTCTGGTCGACGTTCGAATAGAAATACTTGTCGACCTTGTTGACCCCGATCGGCCGCGAGGTCGTGCCGTCGAACACGTAGAAGCCGTCGCGGCCGAGATAGTAGACGAGCGGTCCGAGCTGGACGATCGAGGCCGGCGCCGGCGTGCCGCGGGCACCCTCGGCCGTGAAGAAGTAGAAGACGGCCGGCGGACCGGCATAGACCATCCGCCACACGGCGCGTTCCATGAAGACCGCGCCGTCGGCGGTGCCGAGATTGCCGACGATGCCCTGGATCCAGCCGCCGGCCCCGAGCAGGTCGTTGTAGTCGGACTGCACCTGGGCCGCGGCCGCGGTGCCCGGCGTGGGCCAGTTGGTCGGATCGTTGAGCGCCGACCACCACACGCGCTGCGGCTGCGGCCCGTTGGCCGAATCGTTGGTGTGGGCGGCGACGAGGAAGTTACGCACCACGGCGAGGTAGCGGCAGCGCGGCGCACCGGCGGCGAGATCGGCGAACGCGGTCGACGAGCCCTGCACGAAGCTCTGGATCGGATCGACGAAGTCGGTGGCGAGCACGCGCGGGCCGACGAGGGCGAAGTTCCACATCGTCTCGCTCGGCGCGTTGTAGGGATGGCTCGCGGTCTTGCTGATCACCGACCACGAGGCACCGGCCGAGGTCAGCGAATACAGATCGTGCGCATCGCCCGAGAACAGGCTGACGTTGCCCGATGTGTCGAGGAACGCCGCCGCCCCCTGGCAGCGGTTGGCGAGCGCGGTCGAGTAGACCGACAGCCCCGACAGCGGGCCGTAGCTCGAGGGCGAGCGCGGCACGACGTTGCGCACGTTGACGCAGCCGGGGTTCGCGAGCTCCGGCATGTCCGGCGCCCACTCGGCCACCGGCAATGTGATCGGAGCTGAGGGCATCACTGATCCTTGCGGCGACTATCGCGCGCCTGCTCATGCGGACAAACGCCGCCGTTCCGGTGCCGGCCCTGGTTGCAGTTGATGCACAGCACCCGAAAGCCAGGCGGGTAGCCGTTGTCGCGCAGCCAGACGAAGAGCGAGCGCTTCATCTGCTTCAGCCGGCGCCGGTGTTGCGCGCCACCGTTGTCCATATGATCGAGGGTCAGAAACGCAGGCTCGGTCTCGCCGCAGCAGGCGCATGTGTAGCCGCCGTAGCGCCGGATCGCCTCGTGGCGGAGGCGATAGTAGTGCGTGAGGGCATAGATCCGCCGGCCTGATGCGCCTTCGATCTTCTTCACAAGGTCGAGGGCCGGCGGTGCGGACACGCGGCAGTGGGCGCGGATCAATCGTTTCGATCGCTCGTCCAAGCCCTGCACATACGTCTTCACGCACTCGATGCAATCCCAGCGGCGATAGAGGCGGCCTTTGCCCGTGAAATAAAACCGGGCGAGCGGCTTCACCTGCCGGCACGTTTTGCACCGGCGGGTTTCGGTGGGTTCGGTCAAGACGATGTCTCCAGGTCACAGCCAGCGAGCACAACGTCAGGCGTTGCCCCTCACCCGGCGCTTCGCGCCGACCTCTCCCCTCGGGAGAGGTGACTTAAGTTCAGAAATAGCTCGGCCGCGTGCGTCCAACGGCGGCTCTGCGCGCCGTCTCCGCTTTGAGCGCGTAGAGATAGCCGCGGTGGCCGGGTTTGCTCGGATCGCCGTGGATCAGGAGCCGCATCCGGTCGGCGAGGTCCGGCTGCTGCAAGGTGTTCTCATAGACGTCCATCTTCGCCTCGCAGCGGATGAGCGCTTCGGCGTCGATCGTCCAGGGATTGCTGTCGCCCGCGTTCACGAGGGCGGCAAAGCGCGTGGTGCCGAGCAGGCTGAGCGGGTACGAGTTGTCCGGGATGGGGTAGAGCCGCAGCTGCTCGGCATAGTACGCGTAGTCGATGGGCTGGCCGCGGACGAGCGGGTTGACCGACACGTCCTCGAGATATTGCGCCAGGCGCGGCGCCAGGGTGTAGCGGTTGCCGCTCACCAGGACCGTCACCTTGTCGAGATGGGAGATCGTGGCGAGCGGCGCATAATCGGAGGCGCCGTAGAACTCCTGGCCAGCCACGGTGCTGAATGCGTTCGCTGCGCGCAGCTCGTTGAAGTAGAAGCGCTCGCGTTCCCACTTGGCGACCGCGGTCTGGATCGCGAGCTGGATCTGCGCGGCGAGATCGCTACGGCCGCCGAGCTCGTCGGCGATCCTGTTCTGCATGTCACCGTAGGTGGT